ATATCCACTTCAAGCGGAGCCCCATCAGCATGAAACATATTTGTTGTTGAGTTAATACTTGATTCAACCGAGACCAAATAGCACGAGTAAATTTTTGGTATGAATCTATTCTCATTTCCATTTCCATCAAGGAAACGAATAGTCCACGTTGGAGGAAACGCTAATAAAATACTTTGTGCATCTGATCGAGAATCTGCGTATGCAAATGCTCTAAATTTGGAATGAATCTTTCTTACTATTTCGGATTCTTCGGGAGATCTCGCAATTAACTTAAATCCAAAGGTAAAGGAACGTATTGCGTTTCCACTAAATGTGGTATTTGTGTTTGGATTTAAAAGAGTTCTACTTTTAAGATTAGACGCAGCCTTTAAACTATCTGGAAGAATTAATTTTTGAGCAACTGCATTTGCGATTTCTCCTCGCTTAAAACTGTCAGTTGCCCCACCAATTTGACCCTTTATGCTTTCGGCTATTTTACTTGGACTAAAACCACCGTCTTGTATAGCCTGTGATAATCCTCCTCCTATGACTCCAAGATCGACTGTGTTGTAAGTTGCAGAGTCATTAAAAGCAATATTTGCCGGACATGGAAAAAAGATATGATGTTGTTTAACTCCACTGGTCTCTTTTTCATGAGCGGTGAATTCAATGATATTAACATTTGGCTGACCTCGAAGATCAATTGGGAAAACTAACCCGCTTGTGTCGCTTGATGTTATAAACGAAGGTAAGTTATTACCCAACAGATTCTTTCCGATATCGGAGACCGAAGATGATAACTGTGACTTTGCGTTTCTAACTAACGCATTTGCCTGTTTTCCGAGACCTGAAAGTGAAATTGGATTTGCCATAGATAAATAGATTCTGTTCTTATTTATAAGAAAAAATGTCGTATAAAGGAAGATATAAAGTAAAGAATCCGAGCAAGTATAAGGGTAATCCAACTCAGGTTATCTTTCGATCTCTATGGGAAAGACAGGTTTTTCGTTGGTGTGATGAAAATCCAAGTGTTCTTCAATGGTCAAGCGAAGAGATTATCATTCCTTATCGATGCAAAACAGACAAAAAGCTCCATCGTTATTATCCGGATGTTTATATCAAAACAAAGGACAAGGAGTATCTGATTGAAATCAAACCAAAAAAGGAAACCGTTCCTCCCCGAGATCGATCAAAGAAAACAAAGAAATACCTCAACGAAGTGATGACCTATATTAAGAACACTTCAAAATGGGATGCGGCAAAGGAATACTGTGCGGATCGTGGATTCATATTTGATATTTGGACCGAAGACACATTAAAGAAAATGGGAATAAAATTGTTGACCTAATCTTATAAATAGATTCATGGCCAAATCGTATTTCGATAAATTGCAAGCTGATGCTTTTCGTTCGGGTGTCCAACCTCGTACCGAAGAGTCGTTGAAGTGGTTTCAAAAACGACTTCGCAATATCACTCGTGTAAATCGAAATCAGATACTCAAAGACGAGAATTTGATTAAGGTAAATAAACCTCTCACTGGCCGAATGTTCATGTACTTCTACGATCCAAAGACAAAGGAAACACTTCCCTACTACGATAAGTTTCCACTCATCATTATGGTTGATCGAGCACCAAAGGGTTTCTATGGATTGAATCTTCATTACCTTGATCCAAAGAGAAGAGCGATCTTCTTTGATAGGTTAATGGATTATATGACAAATAAGAAGTATGATCGAACCACAAAATTTCGTTTATCCTATGGTCTTTTGTCGGGCGCTCGTAAACTCAAAGAGTTCGAACCCTGTTTCAAAAGATATCTTACATCACACATTACATCAAGAGTCTCAGAAGTTCCGGCAACCGAATGGGAAGCCGCACTCTTCATGCCAACCGATCAGTTTGTGAAGAATAAGAGACAAACCGTTTGGAATAAATCACGTAAACTCATAGCATAATGTCTTTAGTTAAAAAAATTCAAGGTACGATAAGTCCAACCACAATTGAAGACTTTAAGTCTGTAGTCAGTCGAAGAAGTGGATTGGCTCCGGCAAATCGTTTTGCGATATTCATGAATCCACCTTCTCAGACTCTTCTGAACTTGGATTTACAGAACGCTGCGACTAACCTTTTAAGTGGTAACTTTGGATTGAGTCAATTCGTAAACGATCCAAGAGACGTTGCACTTCTTTGTGAGAGTTGCTCTTTGCCAGGAAGACAAATCCAAACTTTGGATAAACAACATTTAGACTATCGGCAAAGCATAAAGAATCCTCAAGGATACTTTAATGAGGATGTGAATTTTGTCTTTCATTTAACAAATGACTATCACATGAAGAAACTTTTTGATCGTTGGCTGGATTTAGTAGTCAATCCCGAAACGTATCAGGTTGGTTACAAAAAAGAATACGTTACAGATGTAACGATACAACAGTTAAATCAACAGAATGTTCCGGTGTACGGCGTGAAGTTAAAGAACGCCTTTCCTGTAACAGTAAATACAATTGAATTGAGTAACGCATCGGCTGAAACCCAAAAATTGAATGTCACACTGACATATGAAGACTATGAAACCGAAGGATCTATCGCCTCCTCCATCGGTGGTGTTAAAAATGTAATTGGAGGCGTGCTTAATAGATTAATATAGATTATGCCATTACCAGTATTAGAAACGACGACGTACAATTTAGTTGTACCATCGACAAAGAAGAAACTTAAGTATCGACCCTTTCTCGTAAAAGAAGAGAAGATACTCCTCATTGCTCAGGAGTCTGAAAGTGAAAATCAGATACTTCAAGCAGTAAAGGATATTATTGAATCCTGCACATTCTCAAAAATTGATGTTAATAAGATTCCGATGTATGATCTTGAATACATCTTTCTTAAGATCAGATCAAAGAGTGTGGGAGAAGTTATATCCTTTCAACTGAAGTGTGAAGAGTGTGGAGAATATAATAAAGTAGAACTGAATCTTGAAGACGTTGAAGTCCAGTTTCCTGACGAACAGATTGATCCTAACATCGAATTAACTGATTCGGTGGGGATTACATTGAAACCAATCAACCTCTCTGATATTACAAAGTCAAAGGGAAAAGATGCTATATCCGAGGCTTTGATGTCATCAATTGATTCTATATATGACTCTGATAATGTCTACAGTGCTTCTACCTGTTCAAAGAAAGAACTAGAGACTTTTGTAGATTCACTTACTCATCAACATTTAGAAAAAATACAAAAATATCTTTTAAACCAACCAACCCTCAAACACACTATTGAATATACCTGTGAAAAATGTGGTCATAAAAATTCTTACGAATTGAGTGGTCTACAATCTTTTTTTACCTAAGCCTTTCTCACGACTCCTTAGCGAACCACTATCAAACTAACTTCTCGATGATGCAACATCACCAGTATAGTTTGACTGAACTCGACAATATGCTTCCTTGGGAAAGGCAAATATATGTTTCAATGTTGTTAGATTACATTCGAGAAGAAAACGAAAGAATAAAGAAAAATGGCTGAAGAACCATCATTTTTAGGAGTCATAGAAAGACTTAAAGCAGAAGGACTGTTGGATCGCAATAGCGGAACCAATTCAATCAAGTCTCTCAAACAGATAAACCAAGATGGGTTTAATAACCTAGCTGTGCAAATGGGAGAGTTGATTGACTTCTTTAAGGGTAATGCTCTTCAGGATGAAGAAAATCGTAGAGAGTTATTGAAGGCTTTGAAGGATGGTAAGAAAGAGGAGGAGAAGAAAGAGGAGAAGAAAGATAAATCTGGTGGTTTTAAAATCGACGGCCTTGCGGGAATATTGGGTGTATTGACAGGGGCAATAACCGGATTGGTAGGTGGTATTATTGCAGGGGCGGCTGGACAAGTGGCCAAGATTTTGAAGTTAGATAAATTGGGAAAGGCCCTTAAAGGTATCACTGGTTCCGTGAACAGGTTTTTAAAAAATGGAAAATTGTTTACAAATTTCAAGATTGGATTGAAGTTATTCGCCGGAAACATTAGAAGTTTCGTTAATACTGTTTCTCGATTTGTTAAAAATACAAAGACATTCAAATTTCTGAGATTAGATAAATTGGGTAAGTCGGTTAAAGGTTTAGGAGAGGCGGTTAAACTTTTTAGAAAGGATTTTACAAAGGCCTTTAAACCTGTATTGGAAATTATTAAAGGGATACCAAAAGCGTTTGCAGGTATTGGTAAATTAATCACTGGAGTTATCCCAGGCGGTGGTGGTGGATTGACGAAAATCTTCAATCCACTTAAAACGTTTTTTGGTGCCTTTTCAAAGGTTCTTCCAGTATTCTTTAGGCTTGGGAGAGTTCTTGGTAGACTCTTTCTTCCGATCACCGTTATTATCAGTTTGGTTGATTTTGTGAAGGGAGCCTTCGCCGGATTTGAAAAGTATAAGGATAAAGGATTCCTTGAAGGATTAATCGGAGGTCTTCTTGGAGGAATCAGTGGTTTGGCTACAGGCTTGATCGGTATGCCTTTGGATCTTCTAAAATCGGCAGTATCTTGGGTCGCGGAAAAACTTGGATTTGAGAACTTCTCGGAAATGCTTGACTCCTTCAGTTTCAGCGAACTCATTGGTGGTTTGTTTACCAAAGTGACGGATGTAGTTGTAGGTTTTATTGGGAGTATCAAAGAGAAGATTGCTAATATTGGTATTGGTGGTTTACTTAAAAATATTAGTCTCGATTTATTGAAAATTTTTAAAAAGATTTACACATTTCCTCTTGCCGTCGCGGCAGGTGGGGCAAATGCACTTGGAGGTCTTTTTAAATTTAAGAATCCAGTAGATTCATTCAAAGAGGGATTTTTAAAAGTATTTAATGGTGGTGATGCCGCAATAGATTCCTTAAAGGCAACTGCATCTGGTGGTGGATCGGAAGAACCAGAGACACTTCCCGAGGCAGCGGCAGTTCCCGAGGGCGAGGCAGTTCCCAAGTCAGCGGCAGTTCCGGGCGTTACTGGTTTCAGTGATGACCAACAAGCGGCCCTTGGACTTTTAAAAGATGCTCTTGCCGATG